ACGAAAATGAAAGCCAGTAGCCTATTTTTAGAAGAACCCTTAATTTTTAACTACGGAGATATGAAAATGCCTCGAACAATTGAACAGTGGCGGATTGATACTTATCATGATAATATCTTTCACGCTTTGCAGCAGGAAAAATCTTTGCTTGAAAACACCGTTATGCCCGGCTCGATGAAAGGAAAGAAAAAACGCTTTTCATTTATCGGCGCAACTGAAATGGACGAATCATCCGACCGCAACGCTGATACCACTTATTCAGACAACGAATTTTATAGCCGCTGGGTTTCGGCTCGTTACTTTGATAAAGCTTTTCTCGTTGACGATAAAGATGTGCTTGAAGTTCTCACCGACCCGACAAGTCACATTGTACAGGCGATTCAGAAAGCGGGCAAGCGGACGAAAGATCAGGTTATTATTGATGCCCTTAACGCAACGGCTTACGCCGGAGAAAACGCTGAAATTATTATTCCGTTTCCTGATAAACAGGTGATGGATATTCAGCTTGGCGGTTCAAATAATCAGCCGTTGAATCTGGATAAAATCATGGAAGCTAAATATTGGCTTGATGATTCGGATGTTGACCCGGATGAAGAACGGTTTATGCTGACAACGCCTTTTCAAATTAAGAATCTTTTAAATATTACTGAAATCAAAAGTTCTGATTACAATGTTGTCAAAGCGTTGCAGGCTGGCAAAATTGACACTTATCACGGCTTTAAATTTATTGTCAGCAATAAGCCTGCATTTGATAAGGCAAATAATATTCGCACCAATTTTGCCTGGAGCAAATCGGCGATGGTCATGGCAATGAGCAAAGAAATTTCTACTGACGCCTTGAAGAACCCGACTAAAAAACATAACTGGTCTTTGATGACAAAACTTTACTGCAATGCCGTTCGTCTTTATGATGAAGCGGTTATTGAGATTCCTTGTCATGAAACACCACGAGCAAACGCTTAAGGAGGTGAGCAATTATGACTACTCATAAATCAGACGCGATTCATACTCAGAGTCCAACCAGTTCATTCCGTAACGCAGTTCAGCACGGCGGAAAATTAAGAATTGATGTAGCGACTTATACCGCTAAAGGAACGGAAGTTGTCGGAGATGAAATTGAAATCTGTAAACTTAAAAAGGGAATGAAAATTATTCCGCACTTATCATTTATTAATGGTGATGAAGGAAGTTCAGTTAAATTTGAAATTGTCGGTTTTACTAATTCGAGCGGTGTTGCGGCGAATGCTTACAGTTCGTTATCAGCGGTGGCGACAAAGCCGGACTTCCCGCCGTTGAGTGAGGATATGACACTTAAAGCGAAAATTTCAGGGGCAGCTATGACCACTGGAAAGAAAGTTATTTTTTCTATCGTTTATTGTCAGCTTTAAACAAACTGAGTCTGCCTGCCGTTGTTTTTCTGCCTTTTCAGCGGCATGGCAGGCTTTTTTATATTTTTCTTTTGGAGGTTATATGTTTAGCAAACTGGAAATTTGTAATAAAGCGCTGCTTTTGCTCGGGCTTGAACCGTTGATCAGTTTAGATGATGACTGTCAAGAGGCGTATATCTGTAAAGAGTTTTATAAACTTTCCTTATTAACAATTTTACGTTCGTTTGCCTGGAGTTGCGTGACTAAAAGAAAATTATTGGCCCGTTCCGCTGAAACTCCTGACTTCGGCTATAAATACGCTTACAATTTACCGAATGACTGTTTAAAACTTTTCAAGCTCAATGACCGGAAAGATGAGTTTGTTATTGAGGGAAAACAGATTTTAACAGACGCTATTGAAGTGAAAGTTATTTATATAAAAAGTCCTGAGAATGAAAGCGAATTATCCGCGGACATTGTGTTATGTACGGCTTTGCAACTGGCGGTAAATATCGGTTTTAAACTTAACGCTAACCGGAGTTTAGTTGAAAACCTTTATAATCGTTTACAGCAAATTGATTTGCCGAACGCTAAAAATAATGATGCGGTTGAATCATTGCCGCCGCCTGAATCCAATAGCTGGCTGGATGAGGGGTATTAAATGAAACAGATTATAAACAGCTTTACTAGCGGAGAATTAACCCCATATCTATCCAGCAGTCTTGATTTTGATAAATATTCTTCAGGGTGTTCAAAGCTCGAAAATTTTAAAGTACTGCCGTGGGGCGGGATTGAGAATAGGGCTGGAACTGAGTTTATCGCTGAATGCAAAGAGAGTGTTAAGCCGGTGCGGTTGATTCCGTTTGAGTTTAATGTTGAACAAACTTACATCATTGAAGCCGGAGATAAATATTTCAGGTTTTATATGAATGGAGCGCAAATTGTTAACCCTTCAGACAAGCAGCCTTATGAGATTGCGACTCCTTATGACGCTCATAAATTATTTAAACTTCGTTTTGTCCAGTCAGCGGATGTGCTTTTTCTTGTTCATGGTGATTATCCGCCAATGAAGCTTTTGCGGCGTGGCCATGATAACTGGGTTTTACAGAAAATTGAATTTGTTGGCGGTCCGTTTCGTGATGAAAATAAGACAGCTGTTACAATTAGTGCTACGACACCGGATGACAGCAATATTACGACGCTGCAAAGTGATGCGGATATGTTTGAATCAGATATGGAAGATATGTTTATTTGTTTAAAGCATCCAAGACCTGAAACAATGGTCAGTAAAACTTTTACTAAAAATATATCCAGTGATTCTTTAGAAATTAAGGGCTTGTGGAAAATTGAAACTACTGGAGCGTGGGAAGGGACTTTAAAACTTGAACGTTCATTTGATAACGGTGAAACTTTTCAGGATTACCGTTCATATACCAGCAACAAAGACCGCAATATCTCTGATGAAGGTGAAGAGGAAAAGGATAACGTCATTTTTCGGATGACGATGATTAATTATAAATCAGGAACAGGACAGAAATGCAACGCTACTTTATCGGCGCAGGATTACTGGATTAACGGAATCGTTAAAATTACCGCCGTCAATAATGCCCGTCTCGCTAAAGCACTGGTAATTGACGCAATTGGTTCAACAGAACCGACTGCTGACTGGAGTTTGGGGGCGTGGAATGAGTATTACGGTTATCCGGAAAATATCTGTTTTTATGCTGACCGGATGGTGATGGCTCGTACTAAATCACAGATTCAGACAATCTGGTTCAGTCAGACTGGGGATTATGAAAACTTCACGATCGGTACTAAAGCCGATGAAGGAATGAATTTTACTATTTCCGATGCGCAGGTAAACGCTATTGAGTGGCTGATAACCAAGAAAAATTCTATTGTTATCGGCACAAAAAACAGTGAGTGCATTTTACAGCCGACCGATGACCGGGAACCGCTGACCCCGGAAAATCGAAGTTGTACGGTTGAAAGTCAGCACGGTTCAGGCGAAATGGCGGCAATTCGAGTCAGTGAGGTTATTTTGTTTCTTCAGCGGCAAGGCGAATATATCAGAGAGCTTGCCTTTAATTTTCAGGAAGACGGTTATGTCGAGCCTAATATGACTATTCTTTCTGAACACATTTTGCGTGGTGGCGTGGTTGATATGGCTTATCAGCAGTTGCCGGACTCTATTTTATGGTGTGTGCGTTCTGACGGTGTTCTTGCTGGTTTTACTTATGAGCGGGCGCAGAATGTGACCGCATGGCATCAGCATACAACGCAGGGGAAATTCAAAAGCGTTGCGGTAATTTCCAGTAAAACAGAAGATGAATTATGGTGCGTGGTTGAACGAACAATTAACGGACAATTTAAAAAGTTTGTTGAACGTTTTGCGGTGCGGTCAGAAACCAAAGGCAAACAGCATTTTCTTGACTCGGCACTTCGCTATTCGGGTGATTATACAGAAACAGTAACTGGTCTGGAACATTTAAATGGTGTGACAGTAGACGCTGTTGTTGACGGTGAACATATCAGGGCTCTTCAAGTTAGCAATGGGAAAGTTTCTTTTCCGGATCGTGGTGGTAAAGATATTCTTGTTGGCTTGCCGTATATCGCCAGAATGGAAACAATGAATTTGGAATTTATGAATCAGAACGGTT